ATGTGAGTTTGTATTGCAAACATACGATACAGCCTTTTCTACTAGCAGCACAGCAGACTTTAGTGTGATACAGACATGGGGTATTTTTCATTCAGTATATGAAGATGAAGATACTGGCGTAGAACAGATTGTAAGCAATATGATACTGCTTGGCAGCAAGAGAGGTAGGTATGAGTATCCAGACCTACGAAGAATTGCTCAAGACCAGTTTAAAACACACAGGCCGGATGTCTGTCTGGTAGAAAAGAAAGCTAGTGGTCAGTCGTTAATTCAGGATATGCGTAGGGCTGGTCTGCCTGTTCTGGAATACAATCCAGACAAAGATAAAACAACACGGCTGAATGCTATTACGCCTCTGTTTGAGTCTGGGCGTATCTATCTGCCAGCATACAAACAGTGGGCTGACGAATTAGCAGAAGAAGTAACTACTTTTCCGTATGCGCCACACGATGACCAAGTTGATGCCTTGACTATGGCTGCGCTATATCTAAAGGAGAGTTGGCGTATTGAACATATCGAAGATGCTGATTGGGAAGACGATGAAAACCCAAGACGACAGAAAAGAGTTGCATACTGGAGAGTTTAGTGTTACTACTAGTGTAGTGACAATAATAAAAGAATAAGAAGAAGAAGGGGTATAACAATGTCATCTACAATACTAGAAAAAAGAAATAAGTTTTACTTTCCAGTTAAGGATAATCACTTTAACGGAGAAGAATATCAGAAACCACACAGGTTTCACAGCTTGGGTTTTGTAAATAACTATGGTACAGCTATTGATGTTGGTGCACATGTAGGAACATGGGCAGTTGATCTTGTTCGTATGTTTAACATGACAATCTGCTTCGAGCCAATTAAAGATCATAGAGATTGTCTAAATAAAAACTTGAGTGAGTCTAAGAATGAATACAAAATTTATGACTGTGCTTTAGGTGACAAGTACGAAAAAGAAATATCACTAGGCTATGTAACAGAGGGTAATAGCGGTACAGCGTCTATAGCTGCAGAGAATGCAGAGTATACTGCAGAAATGCGTACTCTAGACAGCTTTGAGTTTGATAATGTAGACTATATCAAGGTTGATGTAGAAGGCTTTGAAATGCAGTTTCTCAAGGGTGCAGCAGAAACCATTAAACAAACTAAGCCAGTAATTAATATTGAGATTAAGAATAACTGTGAGAGCTTTGGTATTTCTAGACAGGATATTGCTGACTACATCTGTAATGATTTAGGCATGACTTGCGTAGGCAAGACAGTACAGGATTATATTTTTAAATACGTCTGAGTTGTATAAAATTTAATTATATGATATATTATCATAATTATTAATATTTCTTGTGAAGAAGGCAATATAATGATTGGCAAAGGTTTATTAAGTTTAGCATCTATAGGATTATCTTCAATGTTGTCCTCGGGTGATGTACCTAGTAATAATGTAAATCCTGTTATGACTCAAGAAGATGCTTCTAACACAGCTCTTAAAGATATATTATCTAAGATTTATTCTGAGGAAAAAGAAGCTCCTCTTCCTAAAGTAAAACCTGATTATTCTAAGATTTATTCTGAGGAAAAAGAAGCTCCTCTTCCTAAAGTAAAACCTGATTATTCTAAGATTTATTATAGTAATGAAGTAGTTCCTGAAGAATTTGGTGAATATAATTTTAATGATCCAACTAAATATAATAAAAATTCTGATAGTTATGTAGTATATCTAGATACAAAAAATAAACCAACTTTAGGCGCTGGTATTCTTGTAGATAAAAATTTTCTTAAAACTATAGGAAAGAAAAAATTAAAAGTAGGAGATACAGTTCCTAAAGATATTGTAGAGTCTGTTGGATTAACACGTTGGAAAAATTCAATTAAAGAAGCTAAAGAATTACTTCCTAAGTTATCTGAAGATCAAGTTCTTCCTTTAGCTGAAATGATTTATCAAATGGGTAAACCATCAGTATCAAAATTTAAAAATACACTAAAACTTTATAGAAAAGGTAAATTTAAAAAAGCTGCAGATGAAGCTTTAAATTCAAATTGGGCTAAAAAAGATACACCAGATAGAGCAAAACGAGTAGCTGAAAAGATTAAAAATTTAGCACCTAAAACAAAGAAACAAGGCGGTTCTGTAGTAGAACGTAATCCATATAATTACCAACCAAAGGCAATATAAAAAATGGCAACTGAACGTAATCCCTTTGATCCAATTCCAGTAGGTGAGTTATCAATTGAGATTGAAGCTACTGGTGAACTAGATGAGAACGGCAATGAAGCTCTTATGGAGATTGACCCAGAAGATGGTGGTATTGTTGTTGAGTTTCGTCCTCCACCAGATGAAAGATCAAAGGTACAGCAAAAAGAAGAGCCAGAAGAGTTTTATCGTAATCTAGCAGAAGATATGGATGAAGATGAGCTAGAAGAAATTGCTGCTAAAGTTATAGATAACTTTGAAGCAGATAAAGAATCACGTTCAGAATGGGAAAGTATGTTTGAACGTGGTTTTGATCTACTAGGTCTAAAACTTGAAGAAGCGTCTGAACCATTTGAGGGTGCTTGTACTGCTGTGCATCCTATTCTTATTGAGTCAGCAGTTAAGTTTCAGTCAAAAGCTACACAAGAATTATTTCCTCCTGCCGGTCCTGTAAAGTCACAAATTGTTGGTGATGTTACTGAAGAGAAGCAGGAACAGGCTAATCGTGTCAAAGAATTTATGAACTATCAAGTTACTGATCAGATTACAGAATACTTTGACGAATTTGAACGTATGTTGTTTCATCTACCCCTTATTGGATCAGCATTCAAAAAAACATACTTTGATCAGGGTTTAAACCGTCCTGTATCTGAATTTGTTCCAATCGATCAATTTTATATTAGTTATTATGCGACGGACCTGCGACGGGCAGACCGTTATACTCATGTGATTTATCGTAGTCCAGTTGAAATGCAACGCGACATAGCCGCAGGTATGTATGCCGACGTTGACCTGCCTGATGCTTCTATGCCAGAACAAACCCCAATGGCTCAGAAGATGGATACGATCTTGGGTCTTTCCCCTTCTTCACAAAATGACCCACAATATGTTCTTCTTGAACAACACTGCTATCTAGATTTACCGAAGCAGTTTCACGGAGATAATGACGGTCTGTCACTTCCATATATTGTAACTATTGAACAGAAAACGAGACGAGTTCTTTCTATTCGTCGTAACTATGATATTAAAGATAAGCGTAGAGAAAAGAAAATATTCTTTACACACTATCGTTTTGTACCCGGCTTTGGTTTCTATGGTTTGGGTTTAATTCATTTCCTTGGCAATCTTACAATGACAGCTACTGCTGCTATGCGTGGTTTAGTTGACGCTGGACAGTTTGCTAATCTACCCGGAGGTTTTAAAGCTAAAGGGTTGCGAATGGTTGGAGATAATGATCCTATTGCTCCCGGTGAATGGAAAGAGGTTGAGGCAGTTGGTAATGATCTGTCTAAGATGATTATACCACTACCATACAAAGAACCTTCGCAGACTCTATTCCAAATGTTAGGCTTTGTCTCCAACGCCGCACAAAAGTTTGCTGATAGCACAGAGCAGATTGTATCTGATGCAGCAAGTTATGGACCAGTTGGTACAACAATGGCACTACTTGAAGCAAGCAGTAAATTCTTTTCTGCTATTCACAAGCGCCTACACAAATCTCAAAAAGACGAATTTAAAATTCTTGGTCGTATTAACTATGAATATCTACCTGAAGAATCACTTGTAGATATTCCAGAAAACACACTAACAATTTACAAGTCAGACTTTGATGGTCGAATTGATATTATTCCAGTATCTGATCCTAACATTCCCTCTAATGCTCACCGCATGATGATGGCTCAGATGGCTCTACAGCTTGCACAGCAGTCACCTCCCGGTATGTTTGACATGGAAGAACTTAATCGTTCTATTCTACAGTCTGCTAATTTACCAAACCTTGACAAGATTATGCCACGCAAGCCACAGTCTGTACCACTTGATCCAGTTTCAGATATTATGGCTGCAGTTAAGGGTCTACCAATTAAAGCCTTTATGGGTCAGAACCATGATGCACACATTCAAACTAAGATGGCTTACATTCAAGACCCTCAAAATGGTGCTAATCCTCTAATGCAGCGTATTGTTCCTGTTCTTGAAGCTAACATGCAGGAACATATGATTATGAAATATCAGGAACAAGTTGAAGGAACAGCCCAACAGCTTGTTGAACAGTATGGTCCAGAAGCTATTGCATCTGGTCAGGTTGATCCTAATGATCCTAGAGTTATGGAAATGGTTATGGCTGAAGCAGCACAACAGGTTGCTCAAGCTAATCAGGCAGCAGCACAAATGCAGCAGATGGCTACACCTGAAGCTCAGATGGTTCAGATTGAACAGCAGCGTCTACAAGTTGAGCAGTCTAAGGTACAGGCACAGACAGCTAAGGAAAGTGTTGAAGCTGCGATGAAGAACCGCGAACTTGACCTGAAGGAAGCACAGATACAGATTGACATGATGAAAGAGGGTATTCGTACTTCTATTAATGTTGAGGAAAAAGAAAAGGATCGTAATGCTAAGAAGGCTATTGCAGCACTTGATGCTATTATGGACCTTGCTAAGTCTCAGGAATCTGCAGATACAGCCAAGATGCTAAAAGCTGCTGATATGATATCAGGTTTTGCAAAAGAGGCTAACAAAAATTAATGACACTATGGGAAGAAATAACAAAAGAGCTTGATAAACAAGTCGAAGATTTAAAAAATTTACTTGCATATGGCGGAAGTTCAAGTTATGATGAGTATCGTCAGGTAGTCGGAAGAATAGAAGGACTAGAACTGGCGAAAGAAAACATTCAAAACATTGTAAAAATTCGAGTATACGAAGAGGAACAATAATGCAAGTACATTCTATGGGTAAAGCAGTATCTAATTCTGAGTGGATTACTGATGAAGATGTAGATATTAAAGACGAAGATTTACCTAAATTACCGGGTTATCATGTGTTAATTCGTCCTGTTTCAATTAAAAAAGAAACAAAGGGTGGTATTCTCTTACCTGACTCAACAAAAGACGATATTGCATATTTAACAACTGTAGGTAAAGTTTTAGCCCTTGGTGATCTAGCTTATGACGACGAAGTAAAGTTTCCAAATGGTGCTTGGTGTAAAAAGGGTGACTATGTAGCTTATGGTAAACTTATTGGTCAGAAGTTTGTTTATAAGGGTGTAAAACTTTTACTATTATTTGACGACCAGATTATTATGCGTGTAGACAACCCTAGTAATCTAGACCCAACATTTAATTTGTCTAACTAAATTAATTAGTTTATAATAACTAATTATAAGCCGTAACCGTTAGTTTCGCACCTAGCGATAAGAAAGGAAGAGTAATGAGTGATACTGAAACACAAGTAGACCTAGAAGAATGGTCTGAAATTGATGTTTCTGGTTCTAATAAAGAAACTTCAACAGTAGAATATGAGATTGAAGACAGTGAACCAGCAGAACAGTCGGAGGAACTAAAGCAAGAAGCTAATACTGTTGACAAAGATAAAGTTCAAGATGTCACAGCAGAAGCACAGGAAGAAGAAAAACCTGAAGAGCTTGAAGGAATTAAAACAAAAGGCGCTGAAAAAAGAATTAAACAATTAATTCGTCAGCGTAAGGAACGCGAAGAAGAAATTGAAAAGCTTCGTAGTGAAGTAGAAAATCTTCGTGGTTCTGTAAAAACTAAAGAAAAAGAATTATCGAGTAGTTTAAAAACTAGCATTGATAGTACTCAAGGACAAATTAGTAGTCGTATTGAGCAAGCTAGGGAAATATTTAAGCAAGCAGCAGATTCTGGTGATACAGATCGTATGCTTGCTGCACAAGAAGAAATGTCTAAGGCTTATGCTGAGTCTATGATTGTTAAACAGCAGCAGCAAGCATGGGAAGAATATAATGCCCGTATTGAGGCTGCAGGTCAGACACCTGAAGAGCATATGCCAGAGCAGCAGCAAAATCAATATGATCCAAAAGCTGTAGCTTGGGCAAGTAAAAATCCTTGGTTTGGTCAAGACCAGATTAGAACTGCAGCAGCACTAGCTGCAGATGCAGAACTAAAAAGCGAGGGTTATGATCCTTCGGATGACGATTTTTATGAGGAAATTGATAATAAACTACGAAACCAATTTCCTCACTTATATGAAGAGCCAGTAGCTGATGCAAGTCAGCAAATGGTAACACCACGGTTGCAGGATACTCCGTCAAATTCTGCTCAAGTAGTTGCAGGTGCTTCACGCACACCGCAAGCCTCACGAAGCAATAAAGTCAAACTATCTCAAGAAGATGTTAGACGAGCTAATAAGTGGGGTATTTCACTTGAACAATATGCTGCGGAAAAGCTAAAGGCTGAACAAGCCGATGGCGAGTACACAGAAATTTCTTAATAGCGTGGGAAGGATATTACAATGACAACACGAAATGAATCACGTAGTAGTAATAATAGGGAAATGGATCAACGTCGTACAACATTTGAAGAACCTAATTGGCTAGAGATTCCTCCATCAGTTCGTATTCGTTTTGATAACGAAGGTATGGCACTAAGATGGATTAGGATTAGTATTCGTAATCAAGAAGACTATCAAAACGTAGGTAAACGGACAGCCGAGGGTTGGGAATTTGTACAAGCAGAAGAAGTTCCTGAAATGCTACAGTCCTCTGACGTGAGAGAGGGTGGACGATATGAAGGTGCAGTCTGTCGTGGAGACTTAGCTTTGGCAAAAATGCCAGCAGAGCTTGCTGAATCTCGTCAAGAATTTTATGAGAACCGTAGTCGAGAAATGGTTGATGCAGTTAATGCACAGCTAATGAATAGTTCAGATTCTCGAATGCCTATCTCTAATCAAAGCCGTACACAAATTAGTCGCGGTAAACAACCCAAGTTTCAGGACTAGGGTTGAATACTGTAGGCCGATAAGTGTACATGTCAATGTATAGAACATAGAAAGGAAAGTGTAATATGTCTACTACAAAAGCACTTGACGGTCTACGTCCTTCTCGCATTCGTGGTGGTGCACCTAATAGTTCTGGTCAAAATGAATATCGTATTGCCAGTGCTTATAATTCAAATATCTTTACTGGAGATATTGTTACGAATGCTGCAGGATACGTAAACGTCCTTGCAACTACAACCGATAAAGCACTAGGTGTATTTATGGGTTGCCGTTATGTCGCTAATGGTGAACCAAAATGGTCAGCTTACTGGCCTTCTGGTACATCTGTAACAGAAGCTTATGCAATGGTTGTTGATAACCCAGAAGCAACTTTTGTTATTCAGGCTGATGCTTCAGTCTCTATTGGTGACATTAACTCACAAAACTTTAATGTTACTCTAGGAGCTGGTTCAACTTACACAGGTAAATCAGGATTTGGTCTTAATGCTAGTACACGTACTACCGGTACTGGTATGCTTCGTCCTATTGCCTTTGTTGACGAACCGGGTAACAACCCTGATGTCGCTGCAGAAATCGCATTCCCACAGCTTGAAGTACGTATTGTCAAGCATGTTGATGCCTATATTTCTGCTGATGCTTCAGTTAACTAAGGGAAGAAGGAGTAAATAACAATGGCTATTAATCGCTCTAGTATTGCAAAAGAACTTCTTCCCGGTCTAAATGCTATATTTGGAATGGAATATGGTGAAGTGGATAATGAACATGAACCACTTTACGAAGTAGAAAATTCAGATCGTGCATTTGAAGAAGAAGTTCTATTTACCGGCTTCGGCACTGCACCTGTTAAAAGTGAAGGTGCTGCAGTTCAGTATGACGACGCACAGGAAGGTTACACTGCTCGGTACACACACGAGACAGTTGCCCTTGCTTTCGCAGTCACTGAAGAAGCTATGGAAGACAACCTCTATGACACCTTTGCCAAACTTCGTGCGCGTGGTCTTGCCCGTGCAATGGCAAACACCAAGCAGGTAAAAGCTGCAGACGTTTTCAATAACGGCTTTAGCGCAAGCTATCTTGGTGGTGATGGTGTTGCACTATTCTCAGCGGCACATCCAACTATTGGTGATGGAAATCAATCCAATACTTTGGGTGCTACCGATCTTTCTGAGGCTTCACTTGAGACTGCGCTTATCACAATCTCAAAAACCAAAGATGATCGTGGCATTCTAATCGGTGCACAGGCTGAGTCACTTCATGTTCCATCTGATCTTGCATTTACTGCAGACCAGATTCTGAACAGCCAGATGACGACTGTTATTGGTGTAAACCCAACAACGGCAACGAATGGCGCAACCAATCAGAACAAGATCAATTCAATTCGTAATCAGGGTCTTGTTCCCGGTGGTTTCTTTGTTAATCGTCGGTTCACCGATACAAACGCTTGGTACATTAAGACTGATGTTCCTAATGGTAGCAAAATGTTTGTTCGTGCACAGCTTGCAACAAAGATGGAACCAGATTTTGACACTGGTAATCTCCGGTTCAAGGCTCGTGAACGGTATAGCTTCGGCTGGTCCGATTGGCGGGGCTTCTATGGTGCTTCAGGTTCCTCCTAAGAATCTGTTGAACTAGACTAAGGCATGGGGGTGTAGAGAGAAACAATTCTTTTTACACTCCTTTGCCTTTTTTATTTTATAATCTAGTGTTATAATAAAAAAATATTAATATTTATTTATGAGAGGCTAAAATGACAACAACTCTTCGAGAAGGATATGTTGTAGGCAGTGGTACAGTTCTAGATGTTACATCAAGTGTAACAGTTTCTGATACTCGCATTCGTTCTCTATTTGCTACTGGTGTAGGTACTTTCCTTATCACTGGTACTTCAACAGATGCTTATGGAAATATTAAGGGTAACAATATTAAGTTTACTCTAACAACTGCAAATGATGCTTCAGAAATTTATTTTACTGATCTAGGCATGGATATGAATGGAACAGTAAAAGTTTCTGCACCTACGTCTGCTGCTACGGTGGCTGTATTCTATGGCTAACTATACTTATCTGGTCAATGAACTAATCGCTGCTACTGAAAATGATAGCACCGAGTTTCTTAACTTTATTCCAAATATAGTGAATAGAGCAGAGGAAAGACTTGTCAAAGACCTAGATGATTATGGGTTAGTTACCTATACTTCAGTTGCTGTGTCTAGTGGTAATAATAAAGTTACACTGCCAAGTGGCACACGCATTGTTAAAAATATTAATATTGTAAGTAATAGTTCTAAGATTAATCTTCTTATGAGAACTGATGAATTTATTAATGACTACTGGCCTGTAAGTGCTTCAACTTCAGAACCACGTTACTATGGTCAACGTAATGGCTCAACAGTAGTAGTTGCTCCTACACCAGCCTCTACCTATTCAGGAGAGGTTGTTTACATTTCTAGACCTACTACACTTACTTCAGCAAGTAATACAAATTATTTTACAGATTTTTGTTATGATCTTTTGTTTAATGCTTGCATGGTTGAAGCTTCAATGTTTCAAAAAGATTATCAAACTGCTGGACTATATCAACAGCAGTACAGTCAAGTACTTGATCTACAGCGCAATCAGGCACGTAGAACACGTAGAGATGATATGCAAGCGCCAGCAAGTCCTGCAGGTGCAGATGACAATCTAGTACCTAATTCTAATTAACAGGAGAGACAAATGTACGATCAAAACCTTATGAAAGTTACTTCAGATAAGAAAAAGTCTTTAGGAAAATTACCACGTGAAGTTCGTAATAACATGGGCTATAAAATGGGTGGTGGTTACATGAAGAAGATGAAAAAGGGTGGTAAAACTGGTAAGTATAACTGCTCACATAATCGACTTTACTAAGTAACAGAAGATAATTATAAGGATAATATTATGGCTGAACGTAAACTTTCTAAATCAGAATTAAAATTAAAGCAGGGTAATCCAAAAAAATTTGATGAACTTCAAAAAATGAGAGCGAAAAGAGGTAGAGGGTCTTTAACGTCTAAAACCATTCGTGATGCAGGACAAGGAAAAGGTAAAACAGCAATAACTGCTATGGAAAAACGTGCAAATCAAGCAGGTAAAAAAGCAGAAAGACAAGCACTCCGAAAGGGAGCTTCTCCTGCAAAAGCTAAAAAAGCTGGTAAGAAAGCTGCAGGAGCTGTAGTTAGTAGCAGTAATATTAAAACCGCAGTAAATTTAGTTGGTTTTACACCACTTGGTAAATTTGCAAAAGCTGTAAAAGGTGTTCGTAGTCTTATAAAAGGTGGTTCAAAATCAAAGACTCCACCAACAAAAGGTGGTTCAAAATCAAAGACTTCAAAAAGCCCAACAACCACAACGAAGCAAAGAGCTAAAAAAGCTATGGAGGGAGCACCTTCACAAAGTAAAACTCCTTTTCGATCAAGACCGGGTAATAAGAATAAGAGTCAAAAAGCTTTAGAATCAAAGACTCCACCAACAAAAGGTGGTTCAAAATCAAAGACTCCACCAAAGTCTTCTGGACTTAGAGGAAAACCTATTCCATATAAAGATGGTTTAACTAAGACTCAAAAAGCAGCCTTAGTAGCATCCGGTGTAGCTATTCCTACTTACTTAGCCACTAGGGGTAAGGATGGAAAAAATATTAAAGAAGGTTTTAACCCTAAGAAGCCTACTAAGAAGGTAGATACACCTACTGGTAAAATGAGTGCTAGTGCAGCACGAAAACTAGATTCTCAAACTTCTGATGAAGTTGGAGCAAAAAGAATGAAGCCTGTTAAAAAACCTGATCTTTCTTTTAGACCTGATAAAGATGCTCCTAGTGGAACAGTATCTAAAAAATCTACTACGACATACACTCCTCGTAAAAAATATGAGCGTGGTATTGATACTTATGACACACCCTTTGGCAAAATAAAAGCAGACAGTTCTGATGACGCTTTTGATTTTTCTGTCCAAGAAAAAGATGGTGGGTATCTTAAAAAGGATATAATGGCGAAGAAGATGAAAAAGGGTGGTAAAGTTACTTATCGTAAAGCTGGTGGTAAAATAGGTCGTGGCTGTGGTGTTGCTATGCGTGGTGCTGGAAAGGTAATGAAAGCTTAATTATGGGCGGTTTGCCTTTAGAACTTATAACAATGCTTGGCTCTGGATTACTATCTGGAGTAATGACTATTTGGAGTCAAAGTCAAAAAGCTAAACAAGATGCTTTTCAAAGAGCAATAAGTGGATTAGCTGCTAAATCAAAAGCTACTGACTTAGCAAGACGTTATGAGAATAAAGGTTTTCAAATTACACGGCGTATTATTGCATTATCTGCAGTAGCTGCAATTATTATTTGGCCTAAAATAGTATCAGTCTTTTGGCCTGACATAGAAGTAACAGTAGGATATACACAGTGGAATCCCGGTTTTCTTTTTTTAACTGAGGGACAAGAAATTATTAAGTGGCAGGCTTTTAAAGGATTAGTAATAACACCCCTAGACACACATTTACTTTCTGCTATTGTTGGAATGTATTTTGGTGCTTCAATGGTAAAGAATGCTAGATAATGCCTCTTAAAAAAGGAAAAAGTCAAAAAGTTATCAGTGAAAACATTCGTAGAGAAGTAAAAGCTGGTAAACCACAGAAACAAGCTATTGCTATAGCACTTCAAAAAGCTGGTAAAAGGAAAGCTAATGGTAGTAAAACGTCCAAAAACAAAGTCAAGAAAAACTATCGCAAAGCCTAAGTCTAAAGTTAATCAGGCTGGTAATTATACTAAACCTTCAATGCGTAAGCGTTTATTTGAAAAAATAAAAGCTGGTGGTAAGGGAGGTAATCCCGGTCAATGGTCAGCCCGTAAGGCACAACTACTAGCTAGTGAGTATAAAAAAGCTGGAGGAGGTTATAAATAATGAACTGTAATTGTAAAATTTGTTTAGTGCATGTTATTGTACGTGTTTTAAAAGTTATTTCTACACGTTGCAAAGCAGCAGCAAAAGCTCTTGTAGGAAAATAAAGTGGCTCTTAAAAAGTCACAGCGCAGCCTAAAAGCATGGACTAAACAAAAATGGCGAACCAAGTCAGGAAAACCTTCTGGAAAGACCGGAGAGAGATATCTTCCAGAAAAGGCTATCAAGGCTATGTCGAGTGCGGAGTATGCAGCGACCACAAGAGCAAAGAGGCGTGGGAGTGCTGCAGGGAAACAGTTCGTGAAGCAGCCAAAAAAAATAGCGAAAAAAACAAAGAGATTTAGGAGAGTTAAATAATGGCTGTACGTAAACGCACAGGTAAGGGTATGAAGGGAATGAGCATCAAGAGTGGTGATAAACGTCCCACTAAATCTGGTGCTGGTATGACAGCTAAGGGTGTTGCTAAATACCGTAGACAAAATCCCGGCTCTAAGCTGAAGACTGCTGTGACTGAAAAGAAGCCTACTGGTAAACGTGCAGCTAGACGTAAATCATATTGTGCTAGATCAGCCGGTCAAATGAAAAAGTTTCCTAAAGCAGCTAAAGACCCTAATAGTCGTTTGCGTCAAGCACGTAAACGTTGGAGATGTTAAGAATTAATAAAATGAAAAAAAATATTAAGCACAGTAAGTTAATAAAATGGCTATAGGTCGTTCTAATATAAAACAACAAATTACTAAACCACCATCTAAGAAAAGAAAAAAAGCATCTATTAAAAAGAATAAGGGTACTAAGAAAAATGGCTAAAGGAATGTTACACTTTTCTAAAACAGGTGTTCCATTTAAGGGTGATGTTCACAAAATGCCTGATGGATCAATTCATACTGGAAAGACACATACTAAAACTTCTAAAAAGGTCGTTCATTTTAAAGATTTGTCTTCTACAGCAAAAAACAAAGCAGGTCAAAAAATGTCTGTTATGTTAGCAAAAGGTAAAAAATAATGACTACTAGCGGTACATATAACTTCTCAATGGATATTGATGAAGTTATTCAAGAAGCAATGGAGATGATTGGTGGAGAACAGACACTAGGACATGATCCTAAGTCTGCTCGTCGTTCAATTAATCTTTTGCTACAGGATTGGCAGAATCGTGGTATACTGCTCTGGACTGCTAATACAACTACAGTTTCTGTTTCAACCAGTGTAACAGCCTATGCTCTAGCTTCTAGCACTGTAGATGTTCTTGAAGTTGTTCTTAATCGTGATGATACTGATCTTCAACTAGAACGTATTACAATGGAAGAATATCTCAAGATACCACGTAAAGGTCAGACAGGTCGTCCATCACAGTATGCTATTCGTCGTAATCGTGATAATCCAACAATGTATCTCTGGCCTATTCCAGAGAATACAACAGACCTTTTAAAAATTGAACAAGTGCGTTATACTCAAGATGTAAATAAATCAGCAGTGCAGACTGCAGATATTTCTAGACGTTTTTATCCCTGTCTTACTGCAGGACTATCTTACTTTATGTCAATGAAACGTCCCGGTATTGAGGGTGGACGTATTCAGTTTATTAAAGCTGAGTATGAAGAACGTCTAGCTAGGGCTATGGATGAAGATAAAGAAAGAGCAAATCTACGTATAGTGCCAAATCTAAATAGAGTTTAATAATTATGGCAAGCACTAAAAGAGCTTTAGCGGTATGTGATACTTGTGGATTTGTGTATCCACACCGTGTAATGAAACTTAACAGTTATGGAATGCTTGTTTGTCCTACTGACTATGAAGGTGCATATGATCTAAAAAATCATCCACAAAACCGTACACCTGATGTACGAGATAATCCAGCAATTCGCAATCCACGTCCAGAACTTAATGCTGAACGAGCAGTTGATTGGGAAAATGCTACACTAATTTGGGAAGACACTGACAACTATTGGAATAGTATATAATGGCTACACTTACCGGAACACAAATTGCTAATACTTATAAACAACTCTTACAGGTTGGTAGTGGTAATAATGGATTAACTGCTTCAGTACAAACTGTACAGGATGGACAAGGAAATAATTCAGCTTTACAACTTAGCCAGAGTGCTGTAAATATTGATGGTACTTTTCAATTAAATGGTGTTACTCTTACGGCAAATGCTTCAGCACTAAATAATATTGCTGACTTAACAGGTGCTACAGGTATCATTGCTGTAAGTGGTGGTAATGTTTATGGAAGAACACTTACAGGTGGTACAGGTGTTTCAATTACTAATGCTGATGGAACTGAAGGTAATCCTACTATTGCTCTTAATCCTACTGGAGTTGTATCAGCTTCATATGGTCCAGCAACTAATATAGAAATAAATTCTGTAGGACAGGTTGTAAGTGCTGGTGCAGCAACAAGTGTCAGTGTTTCAGGTGTAACAGCTAATACATTTACTGGTGGTACTTTTGCTGGTACAACTGGTGACTTTAGTTCAAATGTTTCAGTTGGTGGTAATCTAGTTATTGCAGGTCAGTTTAGTCCTGCATCACTAAGCGTTACTGGAACAATTAATGCAACTAAAATATCAGCTACAGATGCTACATTTAATAATGTAGTTAGTGCAGGATTTTTTGTTGGCGATGGTTCAGGACTTGTTAATGTTCCATCTGCAGAAGGTGGTACAGTAAAAGCTATTACGGCTGGTACAGGTATTAAACTAACTATAGATGCTGCAGTAACAACTACTATACCAGTTAGTGGTACAGTTGCTGTAAGTGCAAATCAAAACTTTGGTTCAGTATCTGTAAGTACTGCACTAGCAGTTACAGGATCAGCTTTATTTGGTATTGTTTCAGCTACTAATATTGATACAGATGAACTTCTAATTGCTGGAGTATCTGCTGCTACAGTTACTGAAGTAGCTGCAGTTTCTGCACTAACACAAATAAACCTTGATTCAATTACTTCAATCAATGGAATAATTGAAGGAAATGTTTCTGCTGATAGTGGCACATTTAACACACTAACAGTAGTAACTTCAGCTTCTGTTGGTGGTACATTTACGGCTAATGGTGTTGTCAAGTCGGGTTCAACTGGCTCAAATGGGCAGTTTGACTTAGGACGAACTTCTGATGGTTTGAGTGTTGGTAAAATAACTATGACTGAATCTAGTCAAGTTATGAATTATAATAATGTTCTTGGTTCTGGCATACATTCATTTAGCGTTAACAACACAGAACGCCTCCGTATCAACAGCAGCGGCAATGTGCTTATTGGTACAACTAGCGACACCACTGATCTAGCTTATGCACCAAAGCTAAAATTATCAGGCAGTGGTCCTGTTCTTTATCTTGAAGAAACTGATACGTCGCAAGATTATTCTGTTACTGCTCTTGGAGGCAAATTCTATATCAGAGATGCCACAGCAGTGGTACCACGTTTGACAATTGACAGCAGTGGCAACGTCGGTATTGGTATTGCTTCACCAGCAACTAAGTTTCACGTCCTCGACGGCACATCAAGCCTTCGATTTAGACAAAATGGCACGGTTGCTGAGACGCTCACTGTTGGTCCAAGTGGCGGCGATGCTGCGATTTATTTAGGCGATATCGCAGATACTGTACGCGCTGGTCTTTATTACGACACTAGCGAAAATGACCTTCAGATTCGTGGCTATAATAACAGCACACGCATACTTATCGATAGCGCGGGCAACGTCGGTATTGGTACTACGGCACCTGATGGCAATTTAAACGTACAAAGAACGGCTGCTTCTGCTGGATGGATTATCAATGGGCAAACGGTTGGCGTTGCTAATGACAGCGGCTTGTTTATGGATGCAAGCAACAACATTGAACTAGCAGTCCGCAACGGCTCTGGAACTTTAACTGGTGCCGTTAGAAGTTCTGGCATTACGTTCTTTAACGGTGGCAACGTCGGTATTGGTACTTCGTCACCTGATGGCAAACTAGATATTGCGACAGGCGGTTCAAGTGATGTTGTTGCCGCACTTGGTGGAACTTTTCCTGCCTTTACATATAGAAATGGTACTGGCTCATGGTTCCACGCAGGTAAGCATCCTTCGTCGGACTATTTCTATATTGGCAGAGGCGGAACGCCGACAACTTCTGTTGACGTTGTTGTTGATAGCACCGGCAATTTAGGTATTGGTACTACGTCACCTCTTGCAAGATTTAACGTCAATGCGGGAGGTGCTATAGTAAGCAGCGATGGCGACTATTTTGCCGGTGGTGCCTACTTTAATGGTGGTTGGAAAAACTCTGTAGCTTCTCAGGGTGGTTGGGTATTAAGAAATACTGCTGGTGAATTAGCTATACAAACTGCACCGCCTAATGGTGCTGCTGGTTCGGCTCTTTCTATGGCTGAACGTATGCGTATAGATGGCAATGGCAACGTCGGTATTAACACCACTACAACGCTTGGTGCAAAGCTGTTTGTTTCACAAGGCGCAGCAGCTAGTCCAGCAACATCTGGGAATATGACAACCGGTGCGGTTATTGGAAGCTCAACTGCTGGACAAGCGTTAAATGTAGGCACTGATGCTGATGGCGTTTGGTATAATGCCGCTTACGCTAATAATGCTGGAGTGGCACGAATACATCGTTGGCTTACCGGTGGCACTGAACGTATGCGTATCGACACCAGCGGCACAGTGACGGCTAATGGTATTCTCAAGTCGGGTTCAACTGGCTCGAATGGGCAGTTTGACTTGGCACGCACGTCAGATGGTCTGAGTGTCGGTAAGATAACTATGACTGAATCTAGTCAAGTTATGAATTATAATAATGTTCTTGGCTCTGGAATACATTCATTTAGCGTGAACAATACAGAACGTATGCGTATTAACAGCAGCGGCAATGTCGGTATTGGTACTACGTCACCAGCCAAACAGCTTCACATAACCAAAGCAGCTAAAGCAGACATTGGTACACTAACAGACGGCGCAACTATCACGCCTAATTTTGATGCTAATCAGAACTTCTCTGTGACGCTTGGTGGCAACCGTACACTTGCCAATCCAACAAACATTGATGCAGGTCAGACAGGCAGTATTTTTGTAGTACAGGATGGTACAGGATCAAGAACATTATCCTTTGGTACATACTGGAAATTTGCTGGTGGCACTGCACCTACATTGTCTACTGCTGCAGGATCAGTTGACAGAATTGATTATATTGTTTATACTACAACTGCAATTCATGCTGTTGCAACCCTTAACGTAAGTTAATAAATAGAAATAGAAGAGGAAAATTAAAATGGCTATTACTTGGTCTATCGTTCAGCTTGATTATGCTCTTTCACTAGATGGTCAAACTGATGTAGTAAATAATTCACACTGGCAGTGTATTGATTCTGATGATCAAGGCAATCAGGCTAGAGTTTATGGATCGGTCGGAATTCCTACTGATGATCTTTCAAACTTTATTCCATATGCTGACATTACTGAAGAAGAAGCATTGAAGTGGACAAAGGATGCACTAGGTCCAGAAGAAGTAGCTTCTATTGAAGCTAATGTAACTTCACAACTTAATGTAATTGAAAACCCTACTGAGGGTAGCGGTACGCCGTGGGCAGCTTAACTTAACACATAAAGAAAAGGAGATAATTATGGGGAAAAATGAAAAGACACCCATTGTTATTGATGATGTTGAATACAACTACGAAGACATGACACAAGAACAGCAGATGTTTGTAAATCATATTGCTGACTTAGATAGAAAACTTTCTTCTGCTAAATTTAATGTTGATCAGTTAGAAGTTGGTAAAAGTGCTTTTGTTAAAATGTTGACAGATTCTTTAATTGTAGAAAATAAAGAAGAAAATTAAATTTAAATGGTATTTCAAAACGACATAATTGCAGGAGCATCAGGTGCTGGTGGTGGCTACACCATTGATCAGTCGATCCGGTTTAATGACGATAATACTCCATATATGCAGCGCACACCTAGTAGTGCTGGGAATGATAACACTTGGACATTTTCGTGTTGGATAAAGCGCGGTAGCGATATCGGAAGCGTAAATACACAGGAAGGAATCATTGGCGCTGGAGACGGCGGTGGTTCACCGGCACGATATGATAATATCGGTTTTTACAACGATAAAATTCAATTTTTTACGTTTAATGGGTTCAGTGCTAGTATACAAACAACCGCTGTGTATCGTGACCCATCAGCGTGGTATCACCTAGTTCTTCGTTACGATGACACACAGGCAACAGCCACAGATCGTGTTCGGATTTATGTCAACGGTGTAGTGCAAGCCTTAAACAGTCCAACTCTTCCTTCGCAGAATTATGGTAGCAATTTCAATACTACTTATCTGCAAAGGATCGGGGCTAATACGATTGCTACTAACCGTGGCATTGACGGCTATCTTTCGGAAATTATTATGGTCGATGGGCAGTCCCTCGACCCTTCTAGCTTTGGCGAAGTTAATGCCACCACCGGACAGTGGATTGCGAAAGAATACTCTGGCAGCTACGGCACCAACGGATTTTACATCACAGGCGAAAACTCTGCTGCTCTAGGCACTGACTACAGCGGCAACGGCAACAACTTCACCAGCAGCGGCTTGACCAGTGCAGATCAGATGTCTGACTCGCCATCTAACAACTGGTGTAATTTGTCACCTCTTTCTAGCCCACTTACGAGAAGCTCGGCGATGAGTGAAGGTAATCTCAAGTGGCGAAACACTTCCGATGGCACTTCCTTTTTTATAGGATGTGCAGCAACTCAGCGAGTGCTAGGCAAATGTTACTGGGAAGTGACAAACACTTATGACGGCACTGGCACACTTCGGACAGGACTTTTCCCAAGAGCATTTCTAATTCAAAACGACTACCCCGGTGGAGCTTTTGGCGCAGACTGTATCGGCTTAGTAGCGACACTTGGGCGGGTAGATCGTAATGGCGTAGCGGGTACGACATATACAGGGGCTGGCAGCGGCGACGTAAATATGTACGCTTTCGACGAAGACGCTGGAAAACTCTGGATTGGTTTGAACGGCACATGGTTTAACTCCGGTGATCCCGCAGGAGGAACCGGCGAAGTTGCTGGCAGCATCATACAATCTCCACTCTTTCCTGCAACTTCCGGGTACGGCACCAGTTCAGGTAATTTCCAAGAATTTAATTTTGGTCAGAGTGCGTTTGCCTACACTCCACCTACGGATTTCTTGCCCCTTAATTCCAGTGCCTTACCAGATAACATCGTAGACCCGTCAGCCTATTTTCAGACGACGCTATACACTGGTAACGGCACAGCTATTGGCTCTGGTGGTCTTGAAGTAAATCAATCTGAGAACAGTACGTTCCAGCCTGACTTTGTGTGGATTAAGAACCGTTCTGCTGCTGACAACCATATGCTGTATGATTCTGTACGAGGAGCGACAAAAGACCTACACAGTAATGCAGCAGCCGCAGAGGTAACTGACACTGAAGGGTTATCAACATTTGATACTGACGGCTTTACCGTTGGGTCGAATGTTGAAGTAAATACTAATACTGAAAATTATGTAGCATGGCAGTGGTTAGCTGATAATACTAGTGGTAGTAGTAATACGGATGGTAGTATTACGTCAACGGTTGCGGTTAATACCACTTCAGGGTTTAGTGTTATAAGCTATACCGGTAATAGTACAAACAATGCCACAGTGGGCCATGGTTTAGGTATTGCCCCATCTATGCTTATAATTTTCGATAGAAGTGGAAATGGCAATCCGTGGGTGTGGCATAAAGATTTAAATGCCGTAACTTCTTATATCCAACTAAATTCTGCTAATGCCCAAATTGCTACACCCAGCAGCGGTTATTTTACTGCTATTTCATCGTCAACGCTTACGCTTACGGAGGGTTCTAGTTCTGCCAATCCCCTCGCTAATTTTAATACATCAGGTAGAACATATGTCCAATATGCTTTCACAGAAGTAGACGGCTTCAGCAAGTTCACGTCGTTCGCTGGGAATAGTTCCTCAAATGGTCCTTTTATTTACACGGGATTTAGGCCAGCTTACGTTCTTGTAAAAGTATCTAGTGGCTCAACAGGTAGTTGGCGACTTTTTGATACTACTCGAAATCCATACAATGTTACGGATAAACTAATCTATCCTAATCTTGCTAATGCAGAAGCCACGTCTGCGGAATTAGATATTTTGAGCAACGGGTTTAAAATTAGAGTTGGTAGTGGTTACGACATCAATGACAGCGGTGACACTATGATCGTGGCAGCATTTGCCGAATCCCCCTTTAAAACCGCCAACGCCCGATAGGAGAAAATAAACATGTGGCAATATAATGAAAAAACAATTAAAGAAGGTAAGGCATGGACCGATAATAATGGTATTCAGCATCCTTCTAATTGGCATATATGGTCAAGAGAGGAAAAAGAAGCTATTGGGTTGGTAGAGATTATTCCACAAACACCACCTGATAGTCGTTTATATACTTGGTCACAAAATCCTGATGGTACAATTACATCTAAAGCTAAGAAACTAGATGATACAGATGAAGTAGATGAAAATGGTGATCCTCTACTAGACGAAAAGGGTAAACAGGTTGTAACTCTTGGTCTTAAATCACAGCTTATTTTACAGGTAAAAGAACAGCAGGGTAGTCTACTGTCTCAAACTGACTGGGCTATTATTCGTAAGACTGACACAAATATTAATATTCCTTCTAATATTCAAGTTTGGAGAAATGAAATACGTTTGGCTGCTGCAGCAATGGAAGACAGCATTACTCAGGCTGTAGATATAGATGATGTTGCTAATTTATTTGTTACTTATACACTAAATGATGATGGCACTACAAGTAAGTCAGGTATTCTTTTTGATTGGCCTGAATTGGAGGAATAATGTTTGAATACTTTTCTATAATAAGTTTTATTTTTATAGCTAATCAAGAACCTCTAGTTCAAAAATCTATAACAAAAAATTTTTTAACATTAGAGCTTTGTCAAAGTTATGAAGAATATGTTAAAATAGCAACTAATGAAAATCCATATACAAATCTTTTATATTCTAAGTGTGAGAAAAAAGATAAAGGAGAAGAAGTCTAATGGCTAGTACGTATACAAATCGTCTAGGTTTAGAGAAACAAGGTGATGGAGAAAATCCAAACAGTTGGGGTAGTATTCTAAATACTAACGTAATTGACCTAATAGATGATGCTATTGCTGGTTATGAGATTGTCTCTGTAAGCAGCACAGGTATTACTCTTAGTGATAACAATGGTGCTGTTGATCAGTCACGAAATGCTTCTCTAGAGTTTGCAGGTACTCTAACTGCTAATGTAACTATTACTATTCCGTCAGAAGAAAAAACTTATTTTATTCGTGAGAATACTACAGGATCATTTGCTGTTCAAGTTAAAACAGTTTCTGGTAGTGCAATTACACTAACTCAGCAAAATAATTCTCTTATTTCTTGTGATGGAACAAATATTTATTCAGTTGACCCTCCTACATCAGTAGCTACATTTACAGCAAATACTTTTACAGCTACAAGTATAACTACTTCTACTGTTTCTGCTTCGTCTATTACCGTTAGTGGTAATGTATCAGCTACAGAATTTTATGGAGGTGGTGGTAATTTAACAGGTATAGCGACTGTTCCTGCTGGTATTGTTATTCCTTATGCTGGAACTTCAGAGCCTTCTGGATATCTATTTTGTTATGGTCAAGCAATTAGTCGTACTACATACAGTGATCTATTCTCTGCTGTTGGAACTACCTATGGTGTAGGTGATGGATCAACAACCTTTAATCTACCTGATCTTCGTGGTCGTCTTGTTGCTGGTCAGGATGATATGGGCGGAGCAAGTGCTAACCGTCTAACAGGTCAATCAGGTGGTGTAGATGGTGATGTTCTTGGTGGTACTGGTGGTGCAGAAACACATACACTAACAGTTTCTGAACTAGCAGCACATACTCATAGTACGTATGAATTATGGAATCAACGCGCAGGAAATCCCGCTGATCCTTCTCCTTATCAGGTTCAAGATACTAGCGGTGGTACTACTGGAAGTACTGGTGGAAATTCTGCACATAATAACGTACAGCCTACAATTATTCTTAACTATATTATTAAGACCTAATAATGCCTAGTTCTTCTTCACGTTTACAGAAACTAAACTTTCTGCCCGGCTTTCACCGTGAGTCTACTCAGTATTCTGAGGAGGGTAAGTGGTATGATGGTGATCGTGTACGCTTTCGTGAAGGAAAACCTGAGAATTTAAGAGGTTATCGAAAGCATTCTACTACAGCTATTATTGGAACATCTAGAGTTTTACATTCTTGGATTAATAATTCAACTGAAAAGTTATTAGCTACAGGAACAGAACAACGTCTTAATATTTTCTTTAGTGGTGTTAATTATGATGTAACACCTATAAGAACTGTTACAACATTAACAAGTGTTATGAATGTTCAGTCTGGTTCTCCTATTGTATCTGTAAGTTTAACTAATCATGGAGTAAGTGTTGGTGACTGGGTTACGTTTTCTAGCACATCTATTCCCGGTTTTTCTGAAGGAACAGACTTTGCAGTTACAGCTTTTGGTGGACCTACTTATAAAATAACAAGTAAGTCAGGTTTAAATAATTTTGCATTTACTCTCAATTATACAGCAGATTCAAACTTTACAGATGTAGGTATAGCTACTGCAAGTTTTCTTATTCCTACAGAACAAACTGAGAGTATTCAGGGTTTGGGTTATAGTGCTGGTGTATATAATGCAGGTGCTTCAACAACAGGTGAACGTGCTTGGAATACGGCAGCTTCTTCTTCAAATATTATCTTTGCTGCTAATCAGTGGTCAATGGATAACTGGGGCGAAGACCTTCTAGCTGTACGTCGAGGATCAGAGTTATTCTATTGGGATGCAGATGCTAGTAGTACACCACAAAGAGCAACTATTGTAGCTACTAGTCCTTCTAAAATTAACAGCATTGTTGTGTCACCAAATGATAGACACGTTATTGCTTTAGGAACAAATGAAGCAGGTACTTCTATTTTTAATCCTCTTCTGGTACGTTGGTCAGATCAGGAAGATTATACTAACTGGCAACCAAGTATTTCTTCTACATCAGGTGAAATACAGCTAGTAGATGGTACAGAAATTGTTGGGGGTATTCGTTCACGTAATGCTATTCATATTTGGACTGATCGTGCTATGTATGCACTAAACTTTGTTGGTCCTCCCTTTATCTTTAATAATACACTACTAGGTAATAATGCTGGTCTTATTGGTCCACATGCCGCAGTAGCACTAGAAGGTGTTACTTATTGGATGGGTATTAATGACTTCTTTGCATTTAATGGTAGAGTACAAAAACTAAACTGTACAGTTCGTCGTCATATTTATGATAGCTTTAATATGTCACAGGCAGATAAAGTATATGCAGGAACTAATTCAGAGTTTCACGAAGTAATTTGGTTATATCCAGCTAATGATTCTTTAGAACCTAATCGTTATATTATATATAATACAGTAGAAAATCATTGGGTATTTGGTACAGGTTTCTTTAATACTTTTGAAGATAGGGTTGTATTTGATAATACAATTACTAATGGTGCTGTAAGTGTAGGAGCAGATAATTATTATTGGGATAATGAACCTGTATCAGTATATACTGGCGATGGTCAAGCATTAACATCATACATTGAGTCAGCAGACTTTGATATTGAAGATGGTGATAACTTAATGTTTATGGATCGTATTATTCCTGACTATACTATTAATCAAGGTTCTATTCAATTTAGTATTGATACTAAACAATATCCAAGTGGTTCTACAATTACTAAAGGTCCATTTACTATTAATAATGGTACAGAAAAGATTGATATGAGAGCTAGAGGTAGACAGGCTGCTATACGTGTATCTTCATCTGACTCTGGTACTAGCTGGCGTTGGGGTAGTATACGACTAGCTATTCAACCTGATGGTGGTAGATAATGGTAGCAAAACTTTATCCTGAACTTCCATACTATGCTAATATAGATATGGTTGATAGTAGGCAGCTTTACGATGATCTTATTCGTTATGCAGCAGAAATGAAGTTTCTGTTAGAACAACGTGACCTAGAAGTAGATTTATCACCAGCTACACGAGTACGTACTGTAGTTAGCATTAATGAGATTGGTAGACCAGAAGAAGGTTTTATAGTCTTTGCTACAAGTGTACAGAAATACAAGGGTTATGTCTCAGGTACAGGTTGGGTAGACTTTCACTAATGCACAATAATTATAAGAATATGATAGATTTAATCTATAATAGCACTTACATAGAAAATGTAAATAACGGATTAGCACCTCAAACAGATTATTTTGGGGCTAGAACTGGAAATGGTATGGCGTATTCTAAAGACTCATTGTATAATAATACAAATACTTTACACGCAGATATGACCAAACCACAGTCACACTACATGAATTTAAAACAAGGGACTAAATAATATGGCACTAATGGTAAATAGAGACGCACCGTATAGTGGTTTATCTAGCCTTATGGCTATGCAAGGACGTTATGGAGATACAGAACTTGTACATATGTCTAAACCTGAGATTCAGGGACTAGCCTCACTAGGACAGCTTACTATTAACCCTGAAACTGGTTTACCAGAAGCTTTTAATATGAAATCATTATTACCTGTTATAGGTGGTATTGCTGGATCAATTATTCTTCCCGGTTTAGGTACTGCTTTAGGTAGTGGTTTAGGTGCTACAGCTATTGGGTCAGGTTTAGGAACTGCGGCTGGTGGATTACTTGCTGGTCAAAAGCCGGGAGAAGCTTTACTAGGTGGTGTTACTTCTGGTCTTTTGTCTTTTGGTATTGGTTCAATTTTAGGAGGTGCAACACCGGGACTAACTGAAACTGCTGCAGAAAGTGCTGGTTTAGCCGCATTAGATGCGAGTGACGAAGCTCTTGGAGCAGCCTTAGCTGAATCTTTTCCTTCTTCTCCTGATGTTTTATCTGCTAATTTTTTAAATTCTGCTACTAATGCACCAACAATAAGTGCAAGCTTACCAGCTAGTCCTGCTGTAGACTTAGCTTCTGTATCTAGTGAAGGATTACTAAAACCAACTTTTTCTTTAGAAAAAGCATATGAACCAAGTGCTTTAGGAAAATTAATGGGTAAAGAAGCTATTCCTGCAGGTCCTGTTACTAAAGAACAATTTATTCAATTAGGTGGTATACCTTCAGATGCTACTTTTAAAGATATAGCGCTACAAAAAGCTAAACAGCCTCTTACATATGCTCCATTAGGTATAGCAGCATTAACAGGTGGATTTGATGAACCTTATAAAGAACCAGAGCCAGAAGAACGTCAACCTGCAAAATTTCCTGAATATAAATTCGTAGGAGGAAAAAGACAATATCCTACTGAAACAGCAGAAGAAATTATGAAACGATTACAGCAGGGTGGTGTAAGACCACCCTCATTTAGTCCTTATGAATATAATTTTCTAGGAACAAGAACTGCAGCAGAAGGTGGTATAGTAGGACTACAACAGGGTGGTATGGCTACTCCTCAAGCACCTTCAGCTATGGCTAGTATGTTAGCACAACCTCAACCACAACAATCTATTCCAATTAATGTTCAGGTACAGCCACAACAATCTGTTATGCCACAGCAGCCTCAGCCTTCTATGTCTATGTCTCAAACAGGTAGTGGTGTAGAACCTCTTCCTGATCAACAGAAAGAGTTTATTAAACTTATGGATATGGAAGAAAAATTACAAAGTCAAAAGAGTAGTCAATCTACTCAAGATTTAGCAAATATTATGGGATTAGGTATGAACTTTGCAAGTAATCAATATCCACAAACATCTCCTAGTGGTCAGGCAGTACAACCACCCTCGCCTCCTCCAATGAATTATGGTTCACAGGTTAATTTA